AGATATAATGGCAAGTTTCACAAAAATCATAATCTTTGCCGCTTAAAAGGCTAATCCTTATAATATTGTGATGAGTGCACATATGGTTTTCGTACCTGCCAATCATGAAACCAATCTTTTTCTTTAATTCAACCGTTAGGCAAGAGTAAGGTGTTACGCCACCTTTAATCATATACGACAAGCAACGCTTAATTTCTTCTAACTCATTCTTGGTAAAATCAGTCATTACGAAACCGACTATTTCTGAAAATAAGTTAAAAGACCGAACATTATTCCAGAACTAGCTACAATCAATGCTCCTAGCTTATAAATTCCAGCATTAATTCTTTTTTCTATCTCAAGCTTTAATTCAATTTTTAACTCCAATATCTTTTTTTCAAGATAATTCTTCAATTCTAATATTTTATTATCTATCTCAAGAGACAATATTCTTAAATCTTTTTGTGTTGCATAGCGGTCATCATTATGCGAATATTCAGCTTTCTCTATTTTTTCGGGTAACATTTATATTTCCTCCGGTTTTGTGCCTAGAACGGCACATCATCATTCAACTCATCTTGAAACTTTTTAATAGCTTCAGCCTGTGCATCGCGCTTTATATAATCCTCAATCTTATTCTTATCAGGATATTTTGACCCCTGTGGCTTGCCGTTAAGTTTATCATGGGGAATCTCGCGTCCCTCATCTACATTAACTTTAACCATAACGGCCTTGTTAATAGCAGCCTCAGAGCAAAGTTTTCCGCCTTCATACTCCTTTGTAAGCGCTGCTGAATCCGCAAAATGTATGACCTTCCACATCATGGCCTTGGTAAACACTAGGAAGTCCCGCACATCATGTGGCTTGCCGTCATGGTCATACACAGTTACCGTCATATCCATCATAGGGTTACCACTATTAGCGGATGTTGTATCCTTCGAGGCAGTTATTACCGCCTCATACACACCTGCCTTTAATAGCTGAAAGCGTTCTGCCATAGCTTCCTTCTCTGACATAGGTTGATATTTGAACATTCCTTATTCTCCTTTAATCTTTGACTGTAAATGGTCTATACATTTCTGTATGTCTAATTTCTGCATGTCTTCCCAGCTATCAGAATTAGACTTATCTAGCCATTTGGAATATGTTTCCTCGGACACTTTTAACAAATCAATCAAACGTGTAATTTCTTTTACCTGTTCCGGCATTGCAAGTTCTTGCGCTATCGCATCGCGCTCAATAACATCTCTACCATAGCGATTAGCTATCTCATCATAAGAGAATGGGAAGCTCTCGCCATCCGGTAGGCCTTCGATACGAGATTTCTTTATAAGTCCAACCCTATGGTTGCCGCGCTTCTGTATCTCAAACACCAAGTCAAAAAGATAATCTAATTTTTTATAACCGTCAAAAGTTTGACCAAGAACCGCAAGATTTTGGCCATATTCGTTCTTACTATGACAGGTAATGATAACGTTCATGTCCAAGCGAAAGAGCAGGTTTAAAAGCTGCTTCATACGTTTGTTGGCTTCACCATAATGACGCCCGAACTCTGTCCCTACCTTGCGCTCTGCCTTTTCTAATAAATCATTGTAAAGCAGCGTTAACGAGTCAATAACAAGCGTCTTATAGTCATGCTGTGTTGTTAATAGTTCGCGTACCTCATTAACCATTTCATCGAAATCCACTGTCATAAGTACCGCGCCATCAACCTTGTCTATGGCTTTAACGTACTGCGGTTTATTGGTAGAGCCTTCGGTATCAATGATATAGGGCTTAGGGAATTGAATCGCCGCCATCGTTTTGCCGACACCGGCATTACCATAAAATAGCGCCTTAAGTCGTGATTCAATCATTGCTGGTTTTTTAGCTTTTAGAGCCATTTTTACATCTCCTACATTATATTATGCCCACTTAAAGGCTTAGATAAACTCCCGATGCGCCCTGGTTACAAGACGCATAAAGTGTTCATCTAAACTATAGGCATTTAATAATGTACCATCTAAACAAAAACCATTTACGTTTTTTAAAGCGCAATCTATCTGTGGCTGTAATAAAATCCTTCATGCACATGTCAATATCCTTATTGATTAGTCCATACTAGGTCGCCATTATCTCCATCATATCTAGCATATAACCCTTGCTCGTTCATTCGGTTATGCAAGTATATATCGCATGCTATGAGCAATAGCTCGTTCAATGACTCTTGGTAGTAAGCAATGACGTTATGACGCACGGTACGCGCAAACCTTTCCCTGGTTGTCTTGTTATCGTCATTAAGCATGGCTAGTAACGAGCATATGTAATTGCTGTTGATAGACTCGTCCAAGCCGTAGCATGCGTTTTCTATTTCACGGTCTAATGACTCTATATATAGTCGCGCCAGCTCGTTCTGGTCATCTTCTGGAAGCATCTCGATATTAAGTTCGTACTGGCCGTTAATATACTTGCCGTACCCTGCTACGAGATCTTGTGCGTAATCATCTAGATTGCACTTTTGTGACATCTTTGGCACTCCGTTGTAACCCTTTAAATCAAAGGGATCGTCATTCCGTGACGGGTAAGATTGATTTGTATCGTAATCATGGGCTAAACTTATAATGCTCATATAAACTCCTTATCCGGGGGTTTGTTACACCTGAGGTTACAAGTGTCGAGCTTGTAACCTCATCATCTAGAATCTCGCGCTATCACACTCAATCCTCTTAGAACCTAATGCAATATGCACATTAAATTCTTGACACATTATGTCAATGACGTTAACATTTGTCAACTACAGATTACATTTATTTTAGGAATTCTATATGAAGATATCCGAGCTTATGTCATATTACGATTACAATATGGCTAATATTGCTAGAGCATTAGGTGTAACGAGACAACATGTTTACAGTTGGAAGCGCAAAGACAGGATACCTTTTTTACAACAGTGCCAGCTTCAAGTCATTACTAACGGTGACCTGGTGGCGAGAAAAGAAGACGACAAGGAATAGTCAATGACAACACTAACACTAGATAAACCACTTTGTACTTACCTTAGGTTTAACCAGGATAAGCTTTCTTCTATTATACGGGGATGCTTGTCTGAATATTACAATCAGACCATGAACTCAGAGATCATGGAGTCTCTTACCCACAAGATTGTTGATGATATCGACAAGCTTGTCGAATCTTACAGCGAATAATTTTACCGCTTACCTAAAGACTTTCATCTTAAGATTATGCATAATCTATTCAGCTATTAATTATTGTTGTTTGATATTGATAGAGGATTTAGGAGTGTTACTGGGGAGGGTACTTCATGTTCCCCCCCTGGGAACGTTTCTGCCGCATGATTGTTCAATCCGCCAAGACCACCAATCGTGCTATCAAAATACCGGACGCCTAGTTTGGCAATCACGGCTTACGCGTCCAAGCAGAGGCAATAATATCATGTCTACAAAACAAATTCACATAGAAAAATACGATTTTGATGCATTTGAGAAAGAACAAAAACCTTATGTAATGGTTTTGACAGAATTAATCCAGAAATTCCCCATGAAACATTCCCAAGAATTACTTCTCTGGATGTTCTTAGAAAGCCTTCCCCCAACCTGGAAGCCTAACAAGCAGCACATCATGGCGCACTTTAATATCAGCGCAAGAACCTATGAGAGATACATGGGTTATCTCAACACAACTAAGCTTATCGAGTACCGTCAAGAACGCACCGAAGATGGAACATTTGGATGCTGGAAATTGATAGTTCTAAACGGCACAAAATTCAGTCCTGACGCGGCATCTAACCGTTCCGCCAAAATTGACGGTACGGTCGTTAACCGACTAAAAGCCGCTAAAGTTATCCACAGCTCTGCATCTAACCGTTCCGCCAAATTTGGCGTTTCGGATACACGCTCTAAAACCCGCGCCAGCATTGACGTATCGACGATTCAACCGTTCCGCCAAATTACCGTTGAACGGTTGAATGACGTACATATAAATACAACAATAAAAAATACAAAAGAAAGAAAGAAAACAAACAACATTGTTTTTGCTGACGCTTTGTCTGTTAAAACCCACTTAGAGAAAGTTATCGGTAATCGAGGTGTATATGTTGAGGATGAAATTATTGATCAAGGCGTTTTTTATTCATACGACAAGAATAATGACAAGAGTTTTGACTCTGTTAATAAGCGCCTAAACATATTCTTGAAAATGGTTCGCGAAGGTAAATGGCTAATACCCCAGGGATGGAATGACATTACAAGCCAATCTATTAGAGTCAAAGAAGAACAAGATCATGAAATTAAGATAGAGCAATACCAACAGGATGCTTTTGCTTATCGTGAGATTCAAAAACGCGTCATATCTGAGGTTGCAGCAAGTTCACTTGGAGACATGCTTAAAAAGCTTAAAACAGGTTAAATAGTGATAATCGTAGAAAATGGCTTTAATTTGCGTTTTACGAGATTACTTTAAAATTAAGTATGCGCAACTAACGACTTTATATATCGTTCAGCCACCGCAAGATTTAGGGGGTTTCATGGCAATCGCAAGGATGGTTTGCAAAGGGAAAAGGAAATTTACCATACCAACTGAACACCAAGAGCAAAGAGCACTGGTAAAATGGCTGAGCCTTCACCCGGTACTCAAGGATTGTTACATGAAGAACAACAACGAGGGTAAACGCACAGAAGCTCAAACGTGGGGACTAAAACAATTAGGTTTGCGACCCGGTGTATCAGATTTGTTCATAGCGCACCCTACAAGGACATATCATGGCTTGTGGCTAGAGGTTAAGCGTAACATGTCGTACCCACCTTCGTCCCGAAAAACCCAAACATGGGTCCAGCAGCAGGAGTGGGTAGAGAGAATGCGTTCCGCGGGTTATGAGGCTAAATTTTGTTACGGCTGGGAAGAAGGAAGGCAGATTGTTGAAGATTACCTAAAAACATAAATGTAAACTACAATTTACAATTGCTAACTACTTATGCTATTTTTGCGTTATAGAACTCAAAAGGATTTGAAAATGTTTTGTTCAAAGTGTGCGGGATGTGGTGAAATAATGGGCAACGGAATGATTATGATGGATTGCCCGAAATGTGATGGTTACGGCGAATACCATGAAACCAAACCCGCAAATGACGATAAGTCAGAGATGAAGATAGACAAGCGCAGCAGTCATTACAAAGACGCTATAAAAGAGATTATGGAGCTGAATCCTAAGCTCTCTCGCCAAAAAGCTGCTAAAATGTTCGAAGATACTTACGATAAAGTGTGAATATTATGGCTACTCCAAGGAAAAGACCTGAAGATAAAGTAAAAACTGGAAGGCCAACTGATTACAGTCCAGAATTAGCAGCAAAAATATGCCACATTATTTCTACGCACCCTAATGGCCTAGGAAAACTACAAAAAATGTATGATTTTATGCCAGATAAGTCCACAATATTCTTATGGATTCAAAAATATCCAGAGTTTTCCAACCAATATTTTACTGCGCGCAAATATCAAGCACATGTTATAGCAGATTCTATACTAGATATTCCTACAGAAATTAACACTTTTGACGACAAAGACGGTGTAGAAAGAATAGATTCCGGCATCCTTGGTCGTGCTAAGTTTGATATGGAATGTCGTAAATGGCATGCATCAAAATTAGAGCCTAAGATTTATGGCGACTTCAAGCAAGATGATTCCCAAGATAAAGCTAAAGCTATCCATGAAGAGTCAATGGAAAGAGCCAAGGTTCTTGAGAAAGAGTTTTAATACCATGACTCTTCAGCAATGGATCGATGATCGCCTTAAATACATAGCTGAATTACTTCCCCAATTACAACATGAAGATCCTGCAAGCTTTGCCTGTGGCTATAATGCTGGGTATAAGCATGCGTTGTTGGAATTGGTTGATTTTTTAGACGAAGAGATTACGGAATGAAATGGTACAACATCGATAATTATAAACCACCTTGCGATAAAGAACTCCTTATAAGGATTGAGTCTGATACTGGTGAATACGATCGGTACATTATTGGCATATGCGAAGATTTAAATACACGCCATGATGCATCCAAGTGGAAAACTGCTGATCAAGATGATATTGATATCAACAACTACAATGTAACCCACTTCTGTATACCAGATCCAGTTGAAGTAGAGTTTGATGAATGATTGATAAAGTTAAAAAAATAACCATGAACCCCGAAATAGCCCTTGGATTCCTTGCGGGTTCCGTATTTTCACTTATAACAGAAATTATTATATTTTGGATAATTAAATAATGCTTAAACGCCTAATATGCATGTATAAAGGTCACAAATGGGGCCACATTTTTGTTGACGGAACACACGCATATGTTGCATTTGGATGCGTAAGATGTAAGAAGGAACACTTTAAAATACGAGTGTTTAATGACTAATAATAAAGGAAAGACATGGAAATAACAGATGAGCAAGTGACATCTTTGATGAAACAATTAGACCCTGAATCACAAGAGTTATTAGCTAAAATAATGCTACAAATATCTCCAAATAGAGCGATAACTATTGTAAAGAGCTGGATAGATTTTTATTCTGAAGAAGATCCAATAGACATTATCATAGCTAATACTGTGGCAGAAATAATAACCAAATATGGAAGAGCTTTAACTAATGCAGCCAAAGAAGCGGGACAGAATAACATTCCATTTTCAGGTCAAGATGCATTTAATATTTGTGTGGATATATTGCAAAATGTAGTTAACAAAATGAAAGAAAAGCAGACAGAATACGATAGCTTAAAACACTAAAATTATAAGGATATAACCATGGAAGATGATAATAAAATTAGCCCAAGAGACGTGTTTTTAGGATTTATTCTTGGGTTGATATTTTCAGGTCTTATATGTGGACTGATGATTTCGGAGTTTCCATGAGTATGTCTGCTTGGGAATGCCCGAGGTGCAGTATAGTAAACGCGCCTTGGATGCCTAATTGCATTAATTGTATGGATAAGACGAAGGACGTTTGTCGTAATAACAAATGCACTTATCCTTATTTGACTCTGTGCAAAAATGAAAGTTTGCAAAAGCGATCTGGACTGCATTACTCACAATACGATGATGAGACCATGATATAAATATCATCTCCGGTAGCTTAATGGCAAAGCCACGCCTGTTCGCGTGAAGATTCACGTTCGATTCGTGACCGGGGGCCAACAAAATAGTTATCAGGGATGGTTGATGATTGAGGAAAAGGAAGAGCTTGCCAACAGACTACGCGGAAGCCTCAAAGAATTCACAGAATACTTCTATCCAATACTAACAGGACGAAAGTTTATTATCTCGGAACCTGCTGGTCGCGAATCTCACCATATACAAATATGCCGATCGTTATCCCAAGCAGCTAGATTGCAAATCCCTAACCATCGCCTAATGGTCAATGTAAGCCCTGGTTCTGGTAAGTCAACGCTTCTCTGTATGTGGGTAGCATGGACAATGGCAAGTTTTCCTGATTCAAGATTTCTGTATATATCCTATTCCAAGGTGTTGGCTGCAAAACACACTGAAACTATTAAGCGCATAATGCAATTGGCTATTTACAATTATTTGTTTGATGTAAGGATTAGACATGACAGTAAAGCACGAGAGTATTTCCAAACAACTGCTGGCGGAGCTGTCGCAGCTTTCGGATCTGGTGGCGCAATTACCGGACAAGATGCAGGCCTACCAGGGCTTGACCGGTTCAGCGGTGCTGTCATTATTGATGACGCACATAAACCAGATGAAGTCCACAGCGACACAATTAGATTATCAGTTATCGACAATTATCGGGAAACTATCCAACAGCGAGCCAGAGGTATAAACGTACCCATAATATTTATCGGTCAACGCCTACACGAAGATGACTTGGCATCATTCTTAATAGCAGGTAAAGATGGTTACAAATGGTATCAATTAGTTATAAAAAGCTTGGATGAGGCAGGGAACGCCATGTATCCTGAGACCCAACCACTTGAAATGCTACTTAAGAAACAAGAACATGATCCATATGTGTTTGCATCGCAGTACCAGCAAGATCCAATTCCTGCTGGCGGCGCTCTGTTTAAGCCTGAGTGGTTTGTTATGCTTGATGATGATCCTGACATTATTTACTCATTTATCACAGCAGATACCGCTGAAACATCGAAATCATACAACGACGCAACAGTGTTTAGTTTCTGGGGTCTATATGACATAGAATCATATGGTGTTAAAACAGGACAATATGGCCTACATTGGATAGACACCCTTGAATGCCGCATAGAACCCAAAGACTTAAAACCCGTGTTCCTAGACTTCTGGCAACAATGTATGCGCTATAATAAACCACCGCAGATGATTGCCATTGAGAAGAAATCTACAGGAGGGACGCTATTAAGTCTTATAGACGAAATACGCACAGCAAAACTTGTAGATATTCCACGTACCAAGGAACAAGGCAATAAGACAAAGAGATTTTTAGATGCGCAGCCCTATATCGCTGAAAGACGCATATCATTCCCAACATTAGGCAGACATGTTAAGTTATGTCTTGAACACATGGCTAAAATTACAGCCAATGAGACCCACAGATGGGATGATATAGCAGACACTTGCGCTGATGCTATAAAACTTGGTCTAATTGATAAGGGATTAATAATGTCTCAAGCTAATCCCACCAATTATAATGATTTGGCGAAATCTCTAACAGCAAATACAAATAAAATTCATAGGTTAAGACAGAATGCATACAACAGATAATTGTAACCAATCATATATTTAGAATTGTGCTGTGTTATAATTAAACAGCATTAAGGCAAAGGATTTGTCTAGGAGCTACAATAATGAAGGACGTAGCAGCACGCTATCAAGAGCAATTACCACGTATTAAAAAACGCGTACGCAACGCACACGACTACTTCAAGCACAATTACGATAGGTACAACGAGTTCCGAAAGTTCGTATTCGAGTCATCGCTAACTAACGATGAAATAACATTGCTCATGACAATGAATCGTCCTCAACTAGAGTTTAATGTTCTTGAGGCTTATGTTAGCAGGCTACTCGGAGAGTTCTCAAAGCAAGAGCCTGATATTGAGGTTAACGCATTTGATGAAGATAAGGCCGACCCTATTTGCATTAAGGTTGTTGAGCAGCATCTGAAGCATGTGTTCATGGACTCTAATAACGAGCATACCAGGTATGAGGTTTATAAAGACCTATTATCTGGAGGCTTTTCTGTCATGAAGGTTTACACAGAATACGAACATCACATGTCTATGAACCAAACCATACGCATAAGCCGTGAAGAGCCAACATTATGTGGATTTGACAAGATTGCTAGATTCTCTCACAAGGGTGATGGTCAATTCTGCTTCCAATTATTTCCGAAAGACGCTGACGAGTTCAAAGAAGAATACCCCGATGTTCCAATAAACACTTTAAGCTTTAGGCGTGATTTCGCAGGTTTTAACTGGTCCTATCAAAATGATAACAGCAAGATATTAGTAGTTGCCGACTACTATGAGAAGAAGCGAAAGGAAGAATCCATTGTACAGCTCATAGATGGGCGTGTTATGACGCTGCGCAAATACAATAAGATGCGAGATAACTGGAATGATATAACTGTGCCACCGGCAATTGTAGGCAAACCCCGGAAAACCATGTTTGAAAGTATTGACAGATATCGAATGATTGAAAACCAAGTTCTTGAACATGAAGAAACAGATTTTGCACATTTACCCCTTGTTTTTGTTGACGGGAACTCTCTGCTTATTAAAACACCATTAAACGGCAATATACGACAAGTTACAAGGCCCTATGTTTATCATGCTAAAGGTGCGCAACGCTTAAAGAACTACGCAGGTATTTCTCTTGCAAATGAAATTGAAAACACTGTGCAACATAAGTTCATGGTGGCTAAGGAAGCATTGCCCAAGGAAGAGCAATTCCTAGATGCATACAAGGATGTGCAGAAAGAAGCGGTTCTTGTTTATAACTCCGTGCATGAATCAAACCCAGATTTACCGATATCTAATCCCATCCGCGAGGTTCAACGTGTGCCGGCCCCTCCTGAAATCGCCCAAGCTTTTACGGGTGCCGATACTCTTATTCAAAATGTATTGGGGTCATATGATGCGAGTCTTGGGATTAATAATAATCAGCTCTCTGGTATTGCTATCGTTGAGGCCGCAAGTCAGTCAAATGCTACTGCTATGCCTTATATTGTTGGCTGCATGCAAGGTTTCCAGAGAGTAGCACAGATATACGTGGACTTAATGCCAAAGTATTTTACAACACCTCGCACGCTTCCTATCAGGGACGAGGATGGCAGAAGGCAGTTCATAAAGATTAATCAGGAAGATGGCTTTCCAATGGAATTTGATACTAATGTGCTTAATGTGTCTTTAAGAGCAGGAGCGAGCTTCCAGGTTCAGAAATCACGCACAATTATGATAGTTAAAGAGATGATGGGTATGTCGCCATTGTTTGCGCAGTTTATTGCAGAGAAAGGCTTAAACTTCGTGCTTGATAACATGGAGGGCAAAGGCGTTGAAGAACTTAAAGCGCTAACTGATGAATGGTTGCAGGAATACCAACAGCAAAAGCAAGCAGCCATGCAGTCTGAACAACAAAACCCACAAGCTATGAAGGCGCAAATAGATTCTGCAAAATTACAACATGAGCAACAAAAAACCCAGCAGCAATTTCAGCTTGATATGGCGAGACTTGAACAAGATGAGCGTAAAGTAATTGCCGATTTGCATATTGGTCAACAGTCATCTGCGGTGCAAATTGTTAAAGCCATGACTGAAAGATTTTCTAAAGAAGTTGATCTGGCTATGAAAGACAAGGATATGCAACATCGTCACTTAAAAGAAGCAATTGAAACACATCACAAAGTAAGGACGCATCATGGAAGACATAGAGAAGAAACTCATTGACATACAAGGTGAAGAAATGAGCTATATAAGCTTCAAGCATCTAATTGAAGAAGTAACAGGTGTGAAATTCGAAGAAATATACAATCACAAGGATGGTGAAAATGAACAAAAAAGTTACATGGAATGATTTACACAGCGCCACATTTGGTGAACTTAAAAAAACTTATAAGCTTAACGATAGACAGCTTGAGAAACAGGTGAGATATCACATGGATGGCGCCAATGCTAAAGAGCGAAGAGATTTATATTCCAGTGTCTGGGACAAGAAGAAGGGGTAAAGCTCATGCGTAGATTTGCTAGGAGATTAAAGTTAAAAATACGAGTAATTGTTAATAAAATATTTGCAATTTAAGTGTATAAATTTGCAAAAATCTCAAAAAAAATGTTAAATGATAGTTCAAATGGTTGTTGATTGTAAGTATGGTCAACACGGAGTCATACGGATATGCCTCTTATAAAGGGTAGAAGTCGAAAAGTAATCGGCGAAAATATTAGAGAGATGATTGAAGCTGGCCATCCTAGAGCACAGGCCATTGCAGCAAGTCTTAATAATGCGCGCAAGAGTGGCGCTAAAATCCCAAAACACAAGGAGAATATAATGAAGCACGAACACCATAGCGAACATCACAAGAAAGAACACGCCAAAAAAGAACACCATAAAAAAGAGCATAAATCCGCTCATGAAGATCACAAGCACATGCATCATCATCACAAAGAAATGCACAAACACCATATGAAAGAGTTGAAACATCATGAAAAAATGATGTCTCATCACAAAGCTCATCATTCAAAAAAAAAGTAGCTCATGACGATTTGAAAGAAGATAAAGCTTTGATAGTTAAGATGGTAAAAAAGGAAAGTCTTAAATGAAGATTGATATGCATGAAAAACGTCTTGATGCGCTTCTGGATTCGTTGGAAGCCATGAGGCTTGAATACGAAGAAACCATAAAATGTTGCGTAGAGGTAATACAAGGAGTTAACGCAAGATTAGAGAGGCTAGAGAGATGGATGTCAAAGACCGAAATGCTAGATTAAAGATGGATAAAAGCCCTTATATGCGTAGATCTGAAAAAGACACCGTAGAAGCTTTTAAGTCTGTAGAAAGAGGTGTTAAACCTGTTGCTAAAGATACCAATAAGACTAGGCGCCCTGAAACACGAGCAAGACGCGTAGGACATACGGTACCTAATGTAAGTCCAGTCTCAAGTCTTAAAAAGGCTCTATCTCGCGCAAGTAAATACAAGGAGTAGCTATGAGCCTTTTAAGTTCGTTAATCATTCCTCATTTAGAAAAAGAACTATTATCTCATGGCCCTGAAATATCAGACTTTCTCTTGTCACAAGGAAAAGTCGTTGGTGGTGAAATTTTAGATTGGGTTGATAAGAAAATTGAGGAATCGTCACAAGCAAAAAAGAACCAACAGGT